GCACAAGGTCAGCGACTAGATTTTCTAATTCTAGCAGTCTTTTGGCATATTCTGCCTCACGCATTTTAGCGGCAATTGTCATATTACTCCGTTATTTCGGTATTGAATGGGCTTATTCTTTTGGCCGTTCTTGACCAATCCGGGGAATAACTCAGCCAAAGCCCATATTAAAGCATCAGCCCGGTTAGGGCTTCCATCCCCCGTGTAGCCGTTGGTCGAGAAGCCCATTAGCTCGTCCTCAAGCTGTAGGAATCGGCCTACATGCCTGATCTTGCCCTGCTCATAGAGTGCGCTGAATGGCTCTGCCCGCACTGCTTTGCCCCTTGAGGCGGTGACTTGTTTGTAGTTAACCCTAGGGTTTGCGGCCTTGATGACAGCTTGAACCATAGCCCCGCCGTAGTTGATTTCAGCCACGATTGCATCGCCTTGGTGCCGTTCATAGGCATCTGTTGCGATCTTTCCCCATGTCGCGGGGCCTGCCTTCACCGTGCAGTCCTCCAGTACATAGCCGTTACCATCCGTACCCAAGCCCACTACAAAGATGCCGATTTCGTCGTTATCAGCGTTGTCCACGTCACCAGAGCCGGATGGGTCAACCCCTACGATGACCCGTATCAGGTCAGGCACTATGCCATCCGTCACCCGCCATTTGTCTATCGCCTCTTCACTAAACAGGGCGCTCGGGTTGGTGTCGGCAAACTCACCATCAAGGAACCGCTTGCGCATACGGGCAGACATGCCTTTAAGCGTATCGAGGTAGTCAGCGGATATGTTCTCAGTGTTGTCTGCCGGGTTGATCTTGAACCAGTCGTAATCCTTCGGCCTGTTCAATGGCAGCTTAGTCTCAGGGTCGCGGCCCTCAATGAATAGCCTGTATGACCAATGCGCCTTGTTGGGCGGGTTGCAGTCATAGTACATACGCGGTTTAAGCGATGTTTCGTTCCCGTCGATTGACTGGCTCACCTTTTGAGCCAACCTGGATAGCGCCATGTTGCGCGATTCATACGGTATCTGGCTAATCTCGTTGAGGTAGATCGTGGCGTACTCAGTGCCTAGAATCTTCTCGGTTCGCTCTTTGTCGTCTAGCCCACCAAACCAGATTTGACTATCGTTCGGGAATGTGACGTACCAATCCGACTTGTTTAGATCGTAGTGCATCCCCGGAAAGGCTATGTCCATCACCTTCGGGAATGTGTCCATCACGATAGACGCCTTTACCGCGTTGAAGCGGTAGCGCAGTATGACATGGCGAGACTTTGGGGCTTTCAGTGCCCTGGCGACCACGTTACGAGTGAGTAAGAACGTCTTACCTGACCGTGAGCCGCCTACCAGCATCAGGTGAGTAGCATCACCGGCAAGGATGGTTTGCGCCTCTTCCTGCTTTTCGGTCAGCTTCACAGCTTGGCGTCTTTGTCGGTCATAGTCACAGTGAACGCGCCCTTATGCTCCAGTACCGCCTCAGTCCGGGCCAGCTTTGGAAACGAATACTCAGCTAACTTGTGCAGAAGATCGAGCGCCTTATAAGGGTCTGGCTTTATATCGTACTCAGGATTCCCGTCAGCTACAGCAGAAAGCCACGTTTCGACGTTTGAGGCGTTTTTCTCTAGCAGCGCATTAACAACATCACGGAACTCCGTTGTTACGCGGTTGGGCTTTCCAGCCACCCTGCCGCCTGTTTTTGGCAATCCTTTTGGTTTTCCGGGCATAAAATCTACTTTTGATTTAGCCAATGATTGACGTAACGATAATTTGGCGTTTGCTGCGGATTTGGATAATTCCTACCCTTCTCTCTGGCATCAAGCCAATTATCCTTAGCAGTCCCAAGAAAAAGATGCTCTGGGTTAACACATGATGGATTGTCGCACCTATGTAACACACGCATACCTATTGGTATTTCACCAACCAATGCCGCATAAGACGCCCTATGCGTAAATATTGGCTTGTTTCGTATGCCAGATGATATCTTTCCATAGCCAGTAGCGATTTTGCATCCCATAAAAACCCAGCACCCATTATCGTTTATGGATACTTTCGCCATGATGCGATCAATTACCGGCTTGTGTTTTCTAGGCATTAGACCATTCTAATGCAAAATCACTCTTTTGTGGTAATTAACAATGGCACGATTATTGCATATATTAGCTAAGTTGGGCCAGTGCTGATCTCTGGCTTCTCCTAGGAACGGGATTATTTCGGCTCTGTTTACTAGGACGTGACCAAGCCACCCGTTCTTACTGCGCATCAGCCTGCGCATTCCAACTTACGGCTGGTGACTGCCCTTGCAAGGTACTTCTTTAATGGGCAAAGTAGACCAAACAATCACCATGCGTAAGTTCTATGCCTGCATATTATGCGATATTTCCAGCTTTATGCCCGAATGACTGGCTGTACTGTGCCGGTAGCCATTTACGGGCGTCGTTCAAAGTCTGCTTTGTTGGCTCTTTGCCGTTCCTGGCGCATTCTGTCAGGTCGTTGATGATCTGATATAGCTCGGGGAGCATGGTTTGCATGATAGCTTCGTCTACCTCAGCGCGTATTTTCCAGTTCATCGCCAAGCCATTTCCAGCGCCGTCCTGTGTGTCATGGCGCTTTGCACGGTTGTCTGTGCGAGTTTACGCTTTTGCTCGCTACTCATCAATGGTTTATCTTCATCCGGCTCGGGCTCTGGTGGCTTCTTCAGCACCATATTGCGCTCAATGAGCAATTGCCGCCAGTTGTGTCGTACCTTGTAGCGGTTTGTCGCTTCATCGTAGTCCATCAGGCCAAAAGATACGGCTTTTACGCAAAAGTCGTAATAGCGGCCTGTTATCAGCGGGCTGCGTAGTTCTCTTGTCCTGAACCAGTCCAGCCGTTCACCTACCGCACAGGCGGCTAGGACGGTGTTTCCTATGGGACGTGCCATTTACTTAGCCTTTGGGCACCAGAATGGCACCATCTTCGTTCCATTTTTGCGCTATTGCAAACGCATTATCTCGACTTGTGAACTTCGCACCGGGCTTTTCATGGAACGACAGGCAGTTAAATCCATGCGCGTTTTCGACATACCACCAGTCATTTTTACCACCAGACGGCATTGCCTTATATGGCGGGGCGGCAAAATGTTTCGTCGGCGTCATTTCAGCACCCTACACCAGACTGGCGCTCCGATAGTGCGGTCACATGGCCTGTCGTGGTCGCTGCGGTCACGTTGCACGCGATCAGGCGCTTTCGGCTCTGGCTTGCTGACGGGTTCGCGTGGTGTCGGTACTCGTGGTTCGCAGTGCCGCCGAGTGGCTTGCGCTTGTGTGGCGAGGGCCAGGATTAGGAGTAGGGCATATTTCATGTCAATTCTCAGCGGGTTCGTAAGTCATGGCAAAAATGTCGGGCTTGCATGGATAGTTCTCACCTTTCACGCCGGTAATAATCCAGTCTCCCGGAGTAACTACGTGTCCGCCCTCTAATGTCGGCACCCAGCCAAATACACTCGGGTCAATGGCGTGATCGCCGATCTTGTGCCAATAAGGCAGTCCGACAACGAAAGAATGGTCGCCGTCCTTAAACCATTGGGTAGCCTCAATAACAACGGGGATTTTTCTGTATTTCATGGTCTTCCTATGTTTGCAGGCCATAGCCCACGGTTGGTTAATTCTTGCACGGTTTTATGGTGAGCGTCAGTCCATATTTTCGTTCGTTCTTGCTGTGTCAGGCAATAGCTGGAGTCAACTTTTGTATGACATTTCGCACATAAAGCGGCGATGTAGATGTCGCTTGCCTTGATTCCTCGCCCTTTGCCCATTTTGGCGCTGTTCGCATGTGCTGCAACTACCGTGCCGTCCTCGATTCCGCAGTGCTGGCATGGTATTTCACGGCAAGCCTTTAGCAGGGCAGGGCTGCGGATGTACTGGAATTTAGCGCGGGTCATTCGTAAACGTCCAATCCTCTTGAATCAGGTGCAGCCATTTGATAGCGTCTTGGCGTGACGGCCAATACAGCAGGGGCCAGTGCTCTGCTCCGTAGCCGCATAGGTAAGAAAACTCGGCTTTAGTCATCACCAATCGGCAACTTCCCAAATTCGGCGATTGATTCACCGACCTCATTTCGGAACATTGCAATCTTTGTTTCTGAGTAAAGTGACTCCGAAATGTTCTTTGCTAACTTATGGAGTGCCAACGCTCTGTCTAGGTCCATATCCCCGTTAAGCACTCCTTTTGCCGCATTGACAAGCATCTGTCTAAGCTGTCCTGTAGTTTTGATTTCTCCGCTGTTTTTAGGTAATGTTTGCGACATTGATAAGCCCTCTGTATGTAATTAACGCAAGTGGATAAAGCTGCCAAATCTTCATATATTCCGTGGTACTTGTAGAAACTTGAAGCACACACGTGGCAAAGAAAACAATCAGGTAACTCGTTAGGCATTCCAAAGACTTTCCATCCAGTGCCGTACCAGTACTCTTCACTCCTTACT